AAAGTATTGAGGTACTTATCAAAGCGATCACGCTTATCGAGCTTCAATTTTCCATTTTGAACTATGCCGTAAAAGATTGGTGTCATGGATTTGGTTCGTCAATTCCAAGATACATTTTATAGCATGGGACACACCACACGTCCCCGTAGAGCGCATGAACTTTCACGCGCTCCCCGGTCCTCACGCGGCCGCACTCATCGCATTTGAACCAAATCCAATTGCGGCGAATGCCACGGTGAATTTGCCAAAAGAATTTTCGTATGTACCAAGTGATGTTTGACATGATTTTATTCAACTGCCGCACATCCTGATCGGTGGTTATGCTCATACCCGCCGCACTCCGGGCAATCCTTACCATATTCGGGATGCTCCTTATGCTGATCGCACGGATAGAAATAATACTCGGTGGATTCTAATTTGCTTTCCTTGCATCCGCATTTATAAACCACAACGGCATCATTCTGAAACGTGACCGTGTGATCTTTATTTTTCCAAGTTCCTTGCGGTGACTGAATCATCAGAATCCTTTTTCCTTTTTGATTTCTTCCTGACGCAATACGATGGCCCGGCAACCAAGGAAGGCATCGAAATCGGCCTTTTGGTTGGTGCATGGGACCGGGAAGAAGTCGCCGCTTTCTTTATCAAAGCGGACGATCCACCGCTCATCAACCTTGATCCCCATTTCATCGAGCGCGTTGGCATACGCCGAAACTTGGAACATCATTTCGTCGTAAATACCCGATGAAGTTTTGTAGTCAATGAGCGCCGTTTTGCCCTTTCGGGTCGCCACGGCATCGGCGATACCGGCGTAATCGTACTTCTTGGAGTACAAATGCTTTTCGCCAATTTTGATCTTAAACTTTTCCTCATCAAGCCATTTCAAGAATGCGAGGACGGCGTTTTTAACCTTCTCATCCTCTGGCATGGGCGGATTCAACCCCTTGGCAAAATCCTCGGCCCACTTGTGCGCTATCGTACCGGCTGTGGCCGCTTCCTGCTTCCTAACGCGATGCAAGCCGGTCGCTTCGATCACAATGTCTTCGGTGATAACAACTTTTGATTTCAGCTTCATCAAAAGATGCTCCTTGGTGATCCGTTCTTGCCACGACATAAGGGCGAACGACTTATCAACCGCCTTCGTGAACCCCGTCACCGACTTTGGCCGGTGATCGAGGGTCTTGAACTTCTTTTGGATGAACGGACCTCCGACGGAAAAGAGATGTCGGCTAACATCGAAAGTCATGGAAACATCTTTATACGGATGGGTCGTTATGATCCCTGTTTCCTTCGGGGCAACAACAGCCGATTTTTTACTTGCCATCTTTTTCGTGTAGTTTGATTATTTCTTCAATAAGATTTTGACTGGAAATCTTATAGCGCTTCCCGTTCACCGAAACTATCAATCCCATCGCCGGAAGCGTAAACGACGCATCAAACTTTGTATCTCCAAATGAGCCGTTTCCAAAATGTTGCGTCATAAACATCGCCTTCTGATCTAACTCCTGCACTTCCACTTCGATCTTACCCGCTATTTTATTCTCGGATTTTACCTTCGTCTTATTTGCCATTTTGCTTTTGATGTTTGTAGGCCAACATCTTCGACAAGATGTCTTTGGCTTGCGTCGGGGTGAGCGCCCACGACTTCAAGTCATAGCCCGTTACTTTTTTGATTCCCGCGAAGATTTGCGGACCGCTTGTCGCTCCCAAGTCCTTGCAAATCTTCATAATCTGCTCGGTTTCCGGCTGAATCCCTGCGGTTTCAACAACCTTGCCATGAGCATCAGTCGGTCCCTGCGGCTCGTCATTCGGATCGCCCTGAACCGGAATATCGTTGTCGTGCATCTCTCCGGTCCCATAAACGTCCATTGCAAATCCGAATTGAACCATGCACCGCTTGAAACAATCCGTCTGCGCCGCCTTGAAATCGTTTCCAATATCAAGGTAATTTTCCGGCGTATGCTTACATCCCTTGCAATACTTGATCGCCGCACTTCCATAATCTGATTTCGATGCAATCACGGCTCCGGTCTTCGGGTTGCGAACCGTGAGCTTGCCTTTGACGGTGATAAAATCGCCATCAACGCGCTCGCCCAAAATATCGAAGTCGTGAGAGAACCCAAAGACGAAATTCGCCTTTTTCTTAAACCACCACCCCGGCACATAATCCCATTTTCCTCCGCCCTTGCCCGGACGCTGTTTGATGATATTCTTCGGCGTCGGAGCAATGATGCTCATTATCTGACGCTCATTGAAAAGCGTCGGAATGAGCGTGTATTTGCCCTGATACGTTTCGGGCTTTGCGATCTCCGAATAAGGAATGATCGCCATAGCTCCGGGTTGAGCCGGTGCAACCACCTTTCGCTTCCGGCTAACTGTCTTCTTCGGTTTTTTAGTTTTTTTGATTTTTTTTGACATATTGATTTGAGAACTATTTTACTGATTCGGGAAGCGGGGAAAACGCACCGTGTCCGATTTGTTTTCCCCTCTGCCGGTTGGCTTTATAAGCTCGTCAGCCGCAATCGCCTCCCGAATGACACCGTGCTAAACCATTTCTGCGATCAAGACGACTACGACTATTGCCAAGATCGTCCAACAAACCTTGTCCCCGGCGCTCATCCGCTTTTTCGCAAGATAGCTTACGCCGTTGGGACCATCTTTCATTACATACCCACGCATAATTTATTTTGTTTTATTTTTGCCGACCTTTATTTCTTCGGGAAAAATTACCTTGGTAAGAATGCAATCGTACACCTGCCCCTGATCCGTCTTAAACGAATCAAAGCGCCAATTCTTTCGTTCCAATGCTCCATACATGATCTTTTCCGCTTCGGTCATATAGGTCTGCCGTATCTCGTTCAATTTGCGCTGATCGCCAACAACTGACGGCGGAAATATATCAACAAAAATCCAAAACTGATCCTCGCCTTCGCTATCGGGGATTGCTTTATGTGACACCTCTATTTTTACGTTTGATTGGCCGTAAAAATTCGTGAGGACCGAACGGATCAACGTTGCCTTTTCTTCACTTGTGGCCGGAAGATATATGTTGTTCATACTTCCATTATACTCCGGTAGGTATCCTACCGCAAGGGGCATCTGTGGATAACTTCGGAATAGGCAAAAAGCCCTTATTTTGCGGGCTTTTTAACGCGCTTATGGATAACCCGGTGATTGGCCCAATACTTCCGGGACTGCTCGCGCATCATTTCCTTCGCTTTGGCGAGGCCATATTTTTTCACTTTCGCATTCCAACCAAGTTTGGAAATAGATTCCAAATGCTCTTGTAAATTGTTAGTTTTTTGCGCGGCCATTTTTCGTGGTGTTATGACAAGGTTTGCAAAGCGTTCGACCATTGCTAATATCCCAAAGTTTCTCACAAGCCAAAGCATCATCAATCGTGTTGATTTTATATTCAATAAGGATTTTATAGAAAGGAATGGGGTTATGATCTGCCTCCAAATAAACTCCCCTTGCGCCGCACCATACGCAAGTAAAATTATCTCGCTTGAAAATATCAAAACGCCATAGCCGGTACTTGAAGCAATTTCTTATCGCATTACGCAATTCAGTTACGCCCCCTTTCCAACTCGGATTATTTTCACCTCGCATTGCCAAACTCCTTTTAGCCAACGCCTCAACCGTTGGCTTCACTCCCAAACTTGCTTTGCGAAGTTTCGCCCGCATTTCATCCGTAACCTCATGTCCCGGCTTGAAAGCAGTCGGGCTATTCCGCATTTTCATTCGAGTTTCAAGAGATACGGTATGCCCCTTTTTGAAATTCTGCGGATTGTGGCGCATTTTCTCTCGCGTTTCGGGCGAAACAATACGGCCCATCAAAGCCACGCTGATATTGCGCTTGTGTTCTTCCGATAGAGGTTTACGAACAAAAATTCCTTTTGGCATAATATAATTATAACATTTATGATATGTCAATTATGGCATCTTCTATTGTTTTGAATTGAGGGACATTATAGCGAGCGCAAACAATATCAACGTTGCCTTTCCGCCAAAATCCTTTGGGGCATACTACGCGCAATTTGCTTGTATGATTGCCACGGTTATTCGCCCACAATCCCAACTCTAAAAGAGAAATCGGTGATTTTGTCGGCGGATCAAAGTACATCAAAATAATATCTGCCCGTTCCATCGCTTCGAGTTCCCAAGTGACCTGCTCTACAAATTTATCATTCTCGATGCTTTGAACCCATGAGCTATCCCAATCATCTCGGCGCGGATTGAAAAGCATGATATGTTCACGATCAGCCAATAATCGCTTTACTCGTTCTTGCCAATTTTCTGCGGCACCCATCTCAATACTGCCCGCAAGAAAAATCTTCGTCATAAATTGAGAACCATATAGAGAATGGGGTGCTTTTATTTCTTGCATGGTTTTATAATTTTCCACCGCCTGAATTGGCTTGAACCAAAAGACGGCTATCAATGAGTTTTTGAAGATCAAACGCGTCGGTTTTATTTAATGATATTTTCATCTACTTTTTTTATTGCTTTAAAGATTTCGATTGCGACTTGCGGAACCCACGCGTTGCCGATAGCTTTGAGCCGTTTAACTCTGTCCATCCCGGGATATAACCCATCAGCCATTCTGAAAATTGCGGGTTCAGGCGGGCTTCTTTTCCATATTTTTTTGCTATCCATTCCGGTAAAGATGGTCCTCCCTGGCGCCTTTTGAACCCGTCCATTCCATTGCCATCTCTTCCTTTTCCGTCGCGCGCCGCCGGCGTTGGCAATAATCCAAACGCGATCCCTCCGGTGCGGCGCGTTGAGGGCAACAGCCGGTATAACAAATGCTTCGACTTCGTATCCTGCGCTTTCCAAATCAGCGAACACTTGTCGGAGTACCAAACCGTCGCTCCAAGTAACAAGTCCCGCAACATTTTCACCGACGATCCATTTTGGTTTGAACTCTCGAATAACCCTAAACATTTCAGGCCAGAGATAGCGGTTGTCTTCCGTTCCTTTTCTTCGTCCGGCTTGGGAAAATGGCTGACACGGGAATCCGCCGGTGAGGAGATAACATTGCCTAATCTCGGATATTTTTTCCCGTGAGCCACCTGATACCCCTCGCTGTTCTTCGCTTCCGGCGTCGGAAGCAATGCCGTTTCCACTTCGTAGGCGAGATTCGGCGTGAAGTCCGACCGACTTTGAGGCGTCTGCTTCCCTGCTCTCGGAGTTGGTAAGAGTCCTGATGTCACCGTAGATTTGCGCCGTGGGCCAATGTTTTTTGAGGACTTGTTGTGCAAAGGGTTCATTGTCGCAAAAAATATGCTCAAATTTTTCTTTTCCCCAAACCTGATCGGCCGCGTAAGAAGCTCCGCCTATTCCTGAAAATAGATCGAGATGAATCCATTTCATTTTAGTATCGCCAATCAATCCTTCCCCGGTCACTACCCGGAGGCAAAATGACATCAACTTTGTCACCTATCGAAACTCGGATATTCGCTTTCATCATGCGACCCGCCAAATAGCAAATGACAATCCGTCCATCAACATCAACCCTGAATTGAGCATTTGGCAATGCTTCGGTCACGACGCCTCGCTTCATATTTTTTATATCCTTTGCCATTTAAGCAACAATCCCCAATGATTTTTTATAGCCCTCGTAATTCCCATCGGATAAGGCGGGAAGCATAGGAAGCTCCGGCAACATGCGGCGCTTATGCTCCCATTTCCGATCAAGCATTTCGAGGAAATAGCACTCGTCAGGATCGAGGCCATAAAGCTCAACGAGGGTTTGCGGAGCAATCTTGATCCGCCTCATAAATTCTTCAAGCTCTTTTTTGCCTCGAAACTGCGCCTTCACTTCCTCAAAGCTCTGCTCGGATGCGGGAACATAGCCGACCACCTCTTTGCGCTTATTGAGAATGTTTGACCCCACCAAAATAAAACGCTTCGTGGGATCGGTATTTTCCGGTTTTAACGACGACGAATCATGCACTTCGGTCAAAGATTCCTTCACGCGCTCGGCTTTTTCCTCTGCGGAAATGCCATCGTCAATCACATCTTCCGCTTTCAAGGAAGCATCAAATTCATCTTCCTCATCGTCGGCGTTATTATTCTGAATCTGTTGCGACGGCATGGGCTTGAAATCTCGTTGGCCCGCGTTGGATCGCGTGGCCTTTGTACATTCTCCGCCGCAATTTTCACACTCAACGGCCGTAGGCGCCAATTGCCCTTTTTGGAATTCCCGCTCGGCCTCAACTTCACAATTGCCGCAAATATATCGTAATGAATAAGTGTTAGACATGGACAAATACCGGTCCGCAACATCCGGGGACGACCCCCCCGACCATTTCTTTTACTGCTTCCATCGCTCGCGCAAAAACTCTCTTATTGCACTTTTTACAAAACCAATGGCAACAAATGTTGCAAAATCCGATTGAAAGATTTTCCCCTTTACACACATGGCACTTCCCGATCTTGCGCCGATTCTCAACCCCCGGATCATTCTTGCACATGTATAAATCCTACCATGACAGGTTGTCTACCGCAAACCCTTTTCTGTGGATAACTCATCATTCCACTTAATTTTATTCTGCTTCATTTTCCACATAAAAAGCGCGACCGGCGATTTTGCATTCCCTTGACGGATTTCATTATAAGTTTCATAAACGAACTGATTGCCGTGCGTTTTAATCAATCTCATTAAGAGCGGAAAAGCGATTTTTTTGCCGAAAAATTTATAAATCTCGTCCGCAACAAATTGATCCCGATTATAAACCTTCGATAATTCACTTCTTTTTTTTAATTTATCTAAATACTCTTTATCCATATTCTTAATCTTCTTCTTTTCTTCTGCTTTTAAGAATTCCCCATCCCCTCAAAAATAAGAATTTTCGTCCCCTTCCCCTTTATTTTGAAGTTGATGGCTTTAATTTAGGACGATGCAAACGCATCTCCCTTCCGATTTTAAATTCTATTGTTCGACCGAACTTTTGATAGGTTCGTTCTTTGAGCCGAGGGGACTACTACGGATGTATGACATCTGCTATGGCCCATGCGTCTTCAATTTTTAGTTTGATTTATTCTCCGGCCGGAGCGGGATTCAAACCCAAACCTTGCGGCGACGCACCATGCTTTATACAGGCCCCCTCGGTTCAAAGAACAACCCGCGACTAAAAAGTCCGCCCGATGGAGCGGACGGACTTTTCAAGAACCGTGCCTCGGCGCTCCATCGCCGTAACATTTCAGTTCCTTAATCGTAGCATATCAAAAATTCAGCGCTGAATCAATGTGTGTATTTCCTGTGAATAGGTGCTTATTTCCAACACGATTTTGATGCCGACCACGGCGCCATTCCGAAATCGTGGTAGAGGTGCAACGCCCACAACTCATTACTCGAAGTTGAATTGATGATGTCGTACCCCTGCTCGGTTGAACTCGCAAGCCAAACCGCCGTGTTGATCTGACAGGCGCCTACATCCCGTTTCACTTGCACGGTTTTCCCTGTATTTGGATCGGTTTCATAGCCCCAAAGAATTGATCCATCAGGAAGATATTGCCGGGGAATTTTATTCGGATCGCCCCACGATTCGCATGAACAAGCGCGTTCAAGAATCGGGGGAAGGTCAACTATCGGTGTCAATGGTTTTTCTGTGGATAAGTCGGGAATTTGGGCGGCGGCGGCCTCCGGCGGATCGAAGATCGCGGAGGACCGGGGATGGTGCAAGATGCGACCCCATCCCGCCAAGAACGCTATAAAGCCCAAAAGGACGGCCGTAAGGAGCGCGAACGCCCCTGATCTGCTCATACCTTTAATTCTACCAAAAACAGCCCTATTGGGCTGTTATGGCGAATGCTTGTTGGGATAGGATCAGCCGGAACCGGTCCGTCCTGCATATGCCTTGCAATCGTCGTCCTTGATAGGGACTTGAAATATATAACGTCACAAAAGGCATTTTGTTTCAAGTAATAAAATTGCCGCCCACATAGAGGGGTGGGCGGGCTTGGGTGGGATTTAAGGAGGGATTGTGGCGGGGTTAGGCCGGATCGCTTTTATCGTTTAAGGTCAACTGCGACGTGCCTTCGATCAATATGGTGAAATCGGTTGAGCATGACGTACACACAAATCCGTCACAAAACTCTTGAAGGGACTGACCCTTCAAAACTCTTTTGAGGATCGTGATGGGGATTGCGATAAATCGTCCGCAATACCCCTTGCAAAAAATCATAAACGAATCCTGCGGGGGTTTCGCGGTTTCCATACGCCCTCACTTCCGAAGCTCGTTGGCGAGCTTCTTAATTTCTCGCTCTCGTTCGACGTTCACGATTCCTTTTGCGTCGTCGTACAAGCTGTCGTGTAACAGGGTTGATAGTCGCGCTTTGAGTTTTGCGCGTTCGTAGAGCGCGTGGGGAATAGTTAGGGTTTCCGTTGTAGGAACGGAATAGGTTGGCGTGGGACACGTTACCATCCTCCCGATTCCCGAATTCGCTTCAAGAACAGGTCTTGCCGGTGCTGTTCCCTCTTGTCCATGTAGCGACACAAGAAGGAACGAGAAGCCGACCAAAATGCAAAAAATCGTTTTCGCCACATAGCACCTCTCTTAAATTTGAAGCTACTATCTTTAAAATAACAAAAAACCGCGCATTTCTGTTCGGTTTTTTGTTGCTCTATATCCTCGGAAATATTGTAACACACCTAAACGCGGTGTGCCATTTTGTAGGCGGACATCGCTTGGTTGGTCCCCGTGATCGTCTTCCAAACCTTGATGATGGCGCCGTAGGCGGTCACAAGGGATGATAGGACGGTCAGGATCGAGAAGACGGCGCTGTATGCGTCGGTCCCCAAGACATCAAGCGTAAAGGCCGGGTGGATACCAAAGACGGGAAGGATATTGAAGATCGCCTGAACGACCGTCAATGAGAAAAATCCTTTAACCGTCAACGCCACCTGCGACGGATCGCCGCTCGATACCACAAGCCAAATCCAAAATTTTTTAGCGTTGGATAACATGTTAGCATAACAAGTTTCTCAAAGGGGTTTCGACCGGGACCCCGACCTTATCTGCAACGAATTTCGCATAATTGACCGGGTGGTTCTTGTCCACATTCCCCGGCGCATAAATTTGAAAATATTGAGCGATGGAAAGCGAGCCGGAATCGGGAAGTTTCCACAACTTTGCCTGATTGCGATAGGGGATCAATTCATTCTTGATTACGTCCATAAGGAATTGGCATCCGGCGTTCATGCCATCTTGCACCGTGGCATACTTCCCGTAATTCCCTCCAACGCCCAATCCCAAGCATCCCAATCCGTCAGGGATCGCGGATGTTTGCCATCCCGAAAATCGAATAGCGGCCGGGTTGTTATTCTGAAAAGTGATTGACCCCTTCGGATATTCAATGCCGTCCACGATCTGCCCGGGCGTGTACCACCCCTCAAAAATCTGTTGCGCCTTAACAAAGGCGATCACGCGCAATGGGTAGGTATCCATTCATTTAGTATATCATATTGCATCAATGACCTTTTCGTATTTATCCCATCCAATTTTGAGGTTCGCGCAAAGCTGTTTTTCGATGGTAGTGGCGAAACGATGCTCCTTGGTATAAGGCGCATGGCGATCATTGCCCGGTTCGCTCGCGTCTGTCGGCTTACATCCACACGGCGCCTCGCTCCGGGTCCGCCGGGCTTCCTCATAGGCCCGGTCAAAATCGTCCACCTGTTTTTGAGTGATGCCGCGCTTCGCACAAAGATACCCCTCAATGAATTCGTGAACAGCGATCATAAAATCATAGTCCTCGTTCCCCGTTTCCGAAACCACAATCTCGCTCAATGACCCTCCCTTGACAATCCAATCGCCTACGGTGTCGTAGCGCTGATCTTTGTGCGGGATGGTATGGATGCGGATGTTCATTCTTCGGGTTCAAAAAGTTTCATTTCATTTGCCGCGATCAATCGCTCTTGCGGATTCGACAAATAATCTTCGCGGTTGAGATCGGTACGGGCGGTCCGTCCGGGATAATGAATGTGATCGAACTTTTGCAACACGGCATCGGCGGCCGACTTCAAATCGTAATCGTGAGCGCAAATGATCCCGACCTCATTGGCATAGCCCGCAAGATAATACTCATCATCTTCCTTATAAGTATCAAAGTGGAAGAAGCGGCTTTCAATATCCTGATCGTCGTCAAAGATGATCGGCAATCCCTCAACCGGCTTATCAATCCAACAGGTGATCGAAGCGCCAAATCCTGCGCGGAAATGGCGTCTAAAATTTTCCACGTTCCCCATCACAAAATCCGAAAGTATTTTCCCAATCGGCGAGATCGCTACGGTGAGGAATAAATTGGGATGGCTGTTATATCCAAAGCGGCCGCAAAATTCAAGGAACCACGGTTGATCGTCAGCGACAATGAGGTTCATATCAATAAAGCCCGTGTAATCCTTAAATTCCGGCTGTTCAATGAGCTTCCAAAGCGTTGCCTTCAATATCTTCGCATTCACCGGGATCACGAACTCGATGTCTTGGGCGCATCCGATCATGCGGCCGTGATCGCCGTTATCCTTTCGTTTGCATTCAAAATTGCCATGCGCGAAAAACGGCTTTCCTTGGTACAGCCACAATTCCACGTTGAGTTCAACGCCCTTCTTGCGCTCTTGAAGAATGTAGTCGCCCTTCCCTTCGCCCTGCGCGGCGAGGAACCGGTACAATTCTCGATTCGCCTGAATATCATTGTCGTTATCCGGGGTGGTCGTAACCCACGCGTGGTCGTCGGGTTCATCCGGCTTAAAAACATACGCGATCATTTCATTCGCATCCAAGAATTCAAGACCGCTCGCAATGTCGGAAAACTTTTTCGAGGGCGGCTCGGCGAGGCCCGCTTTTTTGACGAGCGACAGGCCGTACTCGCGGTCGTGTTCGAGCTTGTCAGTAAGCTCATGCCCTCCAATGACATAAAATCCTTCCTCGCGGAGCTTGTCGGCCATCTCTGATCCGAAGTTCATATCAAATACCCAAAGATAGTCCTTATAATCTTTGCGGCGGCTGAACAATTTTTCGAGCGGCATTTTTTGAACCACATCATCGCCGACACGATATAATTTTTCTTCTTCTTCCTCTTTTTCTTTCGGCAAGATCGCCATAATCACGTCTTCAACCGAACCCTTATCGCGCCGCGATGCGCCGCGCCCATCAACCTGATCTTGAAGCATCTTGGCGAACCCATAGCCGCTACAATCCTGCGTCGCAATGATAAATTTGGTGATCGCTTCCTCTTTTTTTTCAGTTTTGTTTTGGTCAAAAATCTCCATGATTGTCAATAGCTTAAAAATGTAGGTTTTATAAGGGTTTTTGGGGCATTGGTTGATATTCTACCGACTTCATTGTATCATAGAAGTATGGAAACATTGAAGGGGATAGCTTCATTTCTGAAATTTTTGGGGATTATTTCGATCCCTTTTTGGTTCTTATTGCTGTGGTTCGTTGATCGCATCACGGCCTCGATCATATTGCTTTGTCTTGTCGCGGTTTTTGCCATTGTCGTTATAAGATCATTGTTGCCCGAACGGAAAAATGCGCGGGACCGTTGATTCCGCCGTCTGACTTAATGTTTTGGTGATCCCCTTTTCCGCCGCGCCTCCAAACGCGGTCGCAACGTTACCGGCGATACGCGGCGACGACGCGCCGAGGGACGCAACGGTGGCGGCGCCCAACCACGGATTTCCTGACGCAACCGCTTCTACGCCCGCGCCCACCTCGCCGACGGTCCGAAAAAGATTGCTCAATGATCCAATTGGCGTCCAACTACTCAATATCGCGCCCGCAATGTCGTTTTGAAATGCCTGTGCGCCATCCTTTCCCATGACCTGAACAAGAGCATCCATAACCTGCGGGTCCTTATTAAAGAGTTTCATAATCTGATTCAACTGCGTTGAGGGCTTTGCGCTTCCGGCCAAGCTCAATTCTTTAAGAAGATTTTTTGAAACCTGTGTCTGCTGTCCGTATTTCGAGAGCATATCCTTATAGGCGCCATCGGTCGCATCGCTCAATGCCGACGTGAGATCGCCTTTTACATTTCCCAAAACAACGTTGGCGCGAGAGTTGCCCGCGAACTTGAAATCATCCATCAGGTTGCCGATGGCCTGACGAAGCCCATCAAGGCCCTTCACGCTTGTATTTTGCCACTCATTTATTTTCTGCCATGCTTCCTGTAAATTGGCCTGATCCGCCTTTGAGAGCGGTGAATCGGTAAAAACGAGATCGCCAACCGATCCCTCTTTTTGGGAAATCTTACCGCCGAATTTCGCAATATTTTCCTCGAATGAATCAACGACCGCCTGCTTGCCCTGAAATCCCGCCTTCGCGGTCATGCCATCCAACGCGCTTCCGTATGCCTCATTGCGGCCCTGCAAAAATTTACCGATTGCGTCTTTCGCTCGGCTCACCAAATCCATCTTGCCTTCGGGATTCTTCGCATAAGCGCTGATCGCGTCCGATACCTCGCCGGGATTGTCAATCGCCTGCTGAATGACTTTGCTTCCGGTCCCGCTCAATGCGCCCACACCGTTTTTTACGATGGTGCCGAGCAATGACGTGACGGCCGGGATAGCGGCGCCTATCGTCGCTCCCAATGCCGTTGATTCGGCAACATCCTTTGCGCTTGCATTATTCGCGGCCGCATTACCGAACCCCGATTCTGCGCCGATGCCCGCGCCCTGCAAAATTTTTAATCCTGCGGTTGCCGGGGCCGCCGCTCCCGTAGAGAGCGTAGCCGCCGTATTCGCCGCGATCCCAAGGTTTTGTTCTTGGGTTTCAACATTGGCTTCGAGGTTCTTCATTTCCTCGTCGGACATTCCCATCGCCTTTTGATTTTCCTGAACGGTCTGCATGAGTGAGGCGCGTTGCGGATCATTCGGAGCAAGCGTCTTGATCTTCTTCAAAAGCGCGGCCGTCGTTTGCGCCAATTGATCTTTGCTCTGCGCGACGGGCGTTTCCGCACCGGCGGTCATTGCGGACGAAATTGGACGAGCGATAAGGCCGCCAATACCCTTCGATCCGATGGTGCTTTGCAATAATCCCTCGAACCAATTTCCTTGCCCGTTTCCGAAAACATTTTGCATAAATCCGCCATTGCCGCCCTGACGCGGATCAGTCGGAGGTGCGGAAGGAGCGGCCGGAGTGTCGCTCTGACCCTTAAAGGTGTTATAGGCGTCATATACGTCCTTCACATACTTCGGGACATCATACGCGGCCCCGGATGCGTTTACGCCGGACCCCGTTGCATTCGGATCGGGCTTCCCGGAGTTCCACATTGAAGCGATTTGCCCCGGATTATAGCCCTGATCTTTCCATGCCTTGATACGCGAATAGGCCGCCTTGTTTTCATTTTCAAGCGTGATCGGCGCGTTCGGATCGCCCAAATACTGACCGGCAACGGCCTTCCAAGTGTCGGGCATCCATTGATAGCGCCCCTGCTCGCCGCTCTTTCCGGCGGTTGAAGTGTTATTGCTTTCAACCTGACGGATCGCCTTGGCGAGATTAACTATCGTCGGATCGAGATTCGGAGTTGTGGTTGCATTGTCAGCCATTACCAATTAAAGCCCGATACATCTGTTGCGTCGGACGAAGACGCATTGCTTGAAGTTGCCTCGCTCCCGCCGGATTGCGTGTAATTATTTACGAGGTCATTGGCTTCCTGTTGGGTTGCGGCAATGGCGTTCTTGGACGACTGTTCGATGGTCTGCATCTGTGCAAGGTACTGACTGCTCGTCAAACCAAGCGGGATGGCTTCTGCCGCCGTTTCAGCGAAGAACTGACCGCCACGGCCACCGGCCAATGACGCCTGCATTGCGGCGTAGTCGCCACGGACCGTATTGATGAGTTCAACATACGAGGCCGCCGCATCGCTTCCGAATTTCGTCATTAACTGCGCCTGCGTCGCCTGCAAATCGGATTCCGTGATCTTTATGCCCGCGCTCGATACTTCGTCAGCCAATTGAGCGAGGCGAGGGAACTGCGACTGCAACGCGCCGGAAGTCGTTTCGATCTTCGCTACGCGATCCACGATGTCGGTGATACCTTTCTTGTTCGCGGCATATGCGGCCGAGATTTGGTTGATGTCCAATCCGAGATTGTTGGAAATCTGACCGGCCATATTCTGAATGGCGAACCGGGCCGCCTTGGTGTCAGCCGCCGATCCCAAACCGAGTGACGGCATCTTTCCGTTTTGAGCAAGGTAGAGCTTCGCGTTATTCAAGAGCGCGTTATAGGTGAGGCCGCCAAACTGCGAAACCGGCGTATCGCCCTTGCTGATAACTTCGGGATCAATCTGTGAGAAATCAATGCCTCCGGTCGCTCCCGATGTGTTCACCGGCTGTCCCTGATAGGTCGGGATGTATGGCTTACCGGTCGAAAGGTCAACAAGACGGCCGGACGAATCAACATAGCCATAATCGCCATTGGCGAGCTTCAAGACGTTCGCCTGATCGAAGTTTGTCCACGGAATAGATATTTTCATCGGATCGCTTTGCGTGAAGGTCACGGCGCCGGTAATCGGATTCAATTGGGTAGTAATGACGGTCGCATTCGTATTGCCGTCTGCATCAGGCGCATAATGGACCGAGGACTGCGGCTGATACTGCGCGGGGATAGAACCATTGATCGTCGAAATGAGTTGGAAGGGCGAAAGGCCGGTCTGCTGTAAAAGCTGTTGGAATCCCTGTGGATCGGCCTGCTGATACATCGTTCCGTTCATACCGGTCGCACCGATGGCTTGCGCGGCTTTCGTCGCGCTCGCCGCTATATCCTGCTGATGCTTGATCGCATCTTCGGCGTTCGCGTGTGCCTGTTGAGCGATGCTCATGGCATTCTGATTGATCTGACCGTAGACCGCTTCCAAAGCGGCCGCCATTTCCGCCTGCGTTGCCGCGAGGCGCTTATTGTTATTATCCGTGGTCGCACCCTGATTCGCCACGGCCGCGCCGCCACCGGCAACGCCCGAAGCAAGGTTCATGGCGCGGGTCGCATCGGTGTCGCGCTTATTCTGTTGCTGATCCTGCCGTAAAAGATTTCCGTAATATGAAGTGATCGAAGAAATTTCGCTTTGCGCTTGATTGAATGCCTGACGATATGCGCCTTCTTCGGAAAGCTGATTACCGTACTGATCCACCGGGCCGCCTCCGGCCGGATTCGGATTATTTGATCCCGGAGAGCCATACGGAACACCCGATGCGCTCGAACCGAACGGCGCCGAGGTTGATTGCCCGGTTACGGGATTCACCTGCATATTTGCTCCGCCGCCTGATGCACCGGAATTCGCCGGAGCGGAATTCGGAGTTATGACGCCATTCACCGTGGACCATCCATAAGGATTTGAAACCGTCGGTCCATAATTTCCGCCACCGGTCGGGTTGCCATAGCCGGACTGCGCGGGCGTCGGTGTCGTACCTCCCGTTCCGCCGATAGGCAAAATCGCGCCGGTCGGATTACCGGTTCCCGCGATCCCTGAAAGTGGAATGGGTTGATTTGCCATTAGAATTCCGTATTTTGGGTTACTATAAATCCTCCGGTTGCTCCTGCGCCTGCGATGGTGCTTTGACTGCTACCACCCCCTCCGCCCGATCCTCCGCTTACGTTTATCGTTCCGCTATTAGCGGTAAGACAGTTATATAAAATAACAACCGAACCGCCTGCCCCTCCGCCTCCGCCTCCGCCATTGTTTGCATTTCCCGAATTTGCACCATTCAATCCATTTGCATTGATGGTTCCTGTGAAATTGAGGCAACCATTCACTTCGATATACAAAGCGCCGCCTCCTTGACCTCCGTTCCCGCCCGAACCGCTACCATTTCCTCCGCCTCCGCCCCCTCCCTGCCCCGGCAAAACGAGTGCCTTATAGTATTTAGCCGAAGAAGTGGATAGCTTCAAAGAAACACCTGCGGTCGGCGTTGATGCGCTCGTAAGTCCTCCCTGCGGTCCGTTTGTCGGCGAACCAAACCCCCAAGCACCATAAGTATTTCCTGAATTTCCACCCGTACCGCAATTTGTTGTTCCTGTGGTTCCATTATTGCCGTTAGAATAAAGCGATGCACCTCCGCCTCCGCCCGATCCGCACGTTCCCGAACCTCCGCTTGCGGAACCTCCCGTGCCACCGGCTGAACCAACGGTGGTGAGGTCTATCATCGTCGTAGTCGCGGATGTCAAAGTTGCATTCCCCTGAACCTTCCAAATGACTATCGTTCCATTAGAATTTGCATTGGAAAAGTTTATTGTGCTTGTTCCCGCTATCGTAAGCGAAGAAAAGTTTTTTACAACGACGCTCGCACCGCCCAGATTATAGGTTTGCACCGTTCCCGTCGTGAGGTTCAATGCGCCATCGGCTCCTGTGCCTCCGAATTTGGAAAACGAGGTAGAAGCGATCTGCACTCCATTGATAAGGAGGGTTCCATTTACCGTTGATGTTCCGGTGAATGTCGTGTTTGCCGACGTGAGGGAATTCGCGGTGACATTATTGAATGAGGGCGATGTACCGCTTGCAAAGCTCGCATCAAGCGTACCTGATGCGTTAGTGGCCGGAATGGAATTGGCCTGCGAAGAAGTGGCTACAACGCGAGTGGTGAGCGCGAGATCGGCGCCGGTCGTTCCGACGAGCGTTCCTGACGCAATATTCGCATTATTCGCTTCCTGATAGATGCCTTTGGTCGAGGTTGATCCGTTCGGTGCGCCTGCGAACGCCAAAGCGTCTGCATACGCTTTATCAATGATCTGCCATCCCTGCGTAAACGATGATGATGAAACGCTTGAAGATGCGTACTGCAAGATATTCGGGAATGTCCCGACGCCGTTCAAAAGGCGCGTCTGCTGTTGGAGTTGCGGGAAGTCCGTGATCTTCACATCGGCGCCGTAGCGATGCGAGAATTTGAGCGAATTATAAGAGGTCACGCCGTCCGATCCGATACCGCGAGTGAGCGCGGTGACAGCCGTGCCGGAGGCCGTGCCGCACACATACTCGGTCGTCGTAAGCCCGGAATCTATCGTGAAACAGTAGCTTCCCGAAAGCGTGGTGCCATCTCGAAGCGATCCGCTCAAAAGCGTCATGCTCGTATCGCCCGACTGCATGGCGGCCGCGAGCGACGTTTCAAAGAGCGCCGGAGAGTTATTTATGGTGTCACCAAACGATTGAAAACCCTCAATGCGGTTTTCAAGAATGTTTATTTGCGCTTGGATGTCATTCAGTTGATTTTGAATGACCGCGAGATCGCCGATTGTGGCGATGGGACCGATGGATGCGCTTGCCCCGAACGGAAGGACCAAAGAGGCGAAAATCGCCGATACTGCAAGGAGTTTTTTGACGTTTTTCATAGTTTTATTATGACATATTGACCTTTTAATCTGTTATTCCACCAAAGGCGAAAGAATGGTGCTTCCGTGGTAGTGAATTTGCTTCCAAGTGTACTCGTCAATCTGCAAAAATCCGACCGAAGCGCCCTCGAACATGACCTGAATTCGGTCAAAAAGATCGGACCCGATCTCGATTTCCTTTTCAAAAGAGTAGGCATAGACCGTCCCGCCGCCCCCGACGATGTTTGAACCGACCGTCGGGCCGCCGACCTCGATGGGCGTTCCGATATTCACATAGGGGCCGTTTCCATAGATCGTATCGAGCAAAACGAACGTTCCGAGATCGTAGGCGACGTAAATTTGAAGCACCTGCGAGGGCTGAATCAGTCCCTTGACAACAATCTTATCTATGGTCTTAATCCCGGCGCGGCCAAGCCGATCCGGTCCCGATTTCCAATAATTGTTGATGTTGAAGCCGTTATCATCGAAGCCGGAGAATAAGATTTGGAGATTTGGCGAGATGGAATCGCCCGCAAGCAACGCGCCGAGATAGGTTCCCATGCACGAAGCCCGGTAATCGGTCCGGTCCCAATACCCCGTCTTTTTATTCATCACGAATATATTGTCATTCGCGGCGTCCGGTACGCCGTTCGATGATCCCATGCCGGCCAAGAGGTAATAATCGCCCCATTCCTGCACGACACCTTTGCTGAACGTGTATGCCGAGAGATCGAGCGCGTCCGAGATCGTGCGCGGGATCACAAGCGGATTCACCGAAGACGATGAGTATTGAAGCTCCAAGATGCGAAGCGTGGGATAGGCGAAATTGTAAATATCGAGATACAAAATGCCGTCAGCCGTTTCGTATCCGGCCCGCCAATAGGGGATGCCCGCATTCTGCGCGAAAATCTGTTGGTTCGGTGCCACGGTTCCTCCGGTCGCGTCATAAAACGTGGAGTTGTTGGTAAGTTGAAGCTGATACACGCCGTTTTGGTGGAAGCAATAGACAAGGCCGGAGAGAAAAAACGCATTCATAAACGGACCGACGCCCGGTTGCGGCATTTTTATACTCTGAATCGCGCTTGACGGGGTTTCCGGGGTGAACTGCAAGGGTCCTTCGTTGCTTGAATAATCCTCGTAGTACGCATAGGAAAGGTGATAGCTGTTCACCGGAGCGACTTGGAAATTCGCAACGATGGCGCCGGTCGCATAATTCACCGATCCGGCATTGTTCCCGGTGGTCGTCGAAACGAGATTGCCATTTTGATCGTCCACAAGCTGTTCAACAAGGCCGATGGAACCGCCCGAAGAATAATTGCTGAATGCGCTTGAATCGGTATAGGTGAGCGTGATCGTCGTCGGCGTCAAAGAGCTTATAATATCAATCTGATTGTTGATCTGCGTCATGCCGCTCACGCCTTGGATCATCACCACGTCGCCCACGTTGAATCCCGTCGAATCGCTGACGGTAATGACGGCCGGGTTCGCTTTCGTGATCCCGGAAATTCCGATCGGCGTACCGACAAAGGCCGCGATCTGAACGCCCCACACATTCTCGAAGCTCGTATCAATGACAAGCGTATCCGTATACTGCGTCGAGGTGCCATCGGTCGCCTTTCCCTGAATGCCGGTCTTTGCATAAAACGGCGGTGAAACCCCTGCGGTGTCGCCATCGCCCCATGAAATGAAAAGATCGGTGCTGTTCGGGCGACCCAAAACCGGGCTGATGTTCCAAAGATAGGCGCGTCCCAAATTCATCGTGAAATATCCCCGATACTGATTCGATTGCAAATCAATGATGTCGCTAGGATTGGCGGTCAAAATTTTATAGAACGAACTATGCGGCGATGAAACAAAGACCGCATAATCGGCGAGGTTTTGATAGGGGATGATCGCCACATCATCGTTCGCGGCCGTCGCGGGCAATACGCTCGATCCGATCTCAACGATGGATTGCGAGGTCGCATTGTAATAGAAAAGATGGCGCCCGATGGAGAATATCGGCACCTGCGTTCCATTTTGCTGAACACCTACGCCCAATCCCGACACGAACCCACTTGAAAGGAGCGACGTGGCGATAGGGATTGATCCGCGCCGCAACTGAATATTGTCGCCGAAATATACATCCTTCTTGTCCGGCACCGGAGCCGCGCTCGTAATCCAATTCAAGGCGTCGGGGCTTTCCCCACGCTTCAAATCATCCAAATTCTTTGCGGCGTTGTTCAGGCCAAAGAACTGATCCACCGTCACATCCGGCAACATTCCGTTTGAAGAAGTTTTTGCCATAAAGTTTAGAAGGTATCATTTGCGTCGCCCACCACACGGGAATAAAACTGATCGCGGGTACCGTCTTCCTGCGAGTAATCAATGCCCTCGCGTGACGATTCCTGCATACCGGCATCCCAATCGGCCATCTTCTTTTTAATGACGCCGAGGCGACGTTCAATCTTTAATGCCTGCGCCGCATTTACGACATCATAGCGGTATTCATCGCGGAATTTCATGGCAACCGAAAGCGCGAGCGAAAGATGATAGCGGGGCGGGAATTTCCACGTCGTGTTCGCGGTGATTGAATCCGTACCGCCGATATAATAGATCGCAATGGTATAGGTCTGATCCACGGTGCCGCACAAGAAAATCTGTCCGTTCAAGCGATCAATGTAAAATCTCGTATCATCATCTTTGTATTCCTCGCGCCGGGCAATATCAATTTCATAGAGCCAACGGAAGGTGATGCCATCGGAAGCAATCAACTTCACCGCCCTGCGCGGCTCGTAGAAGTGAAGGAACTCCGGGCTTGCGTTCCCATTGAATCCCGGCAAGTTGAAAGGCGTGAGATAGAGCGAATTCGCGGTCAGCGCCGTCGAGGGGCTTACCGTTTGTGTCTTGTCCACGGTCCGCAAGATCATCCAATCCCGCTCGTCTTCCATTTCACCCTGACACTCGGCCAAAATTTGATAGAACAAAGTTTGATCCATCTGATAGCCCAAAAGTGCCTGCCCTGTGGCGGTGTAGAGTGCGGCGCCGTTCATGGAGATTCCTGCCATTTTATTTGTTGAAAATGTTTGCTATGGACCTTACCGCCCGACGTAATGCGGCTTGAAGGTTGATGAGATTTTGCATGAGAGCGGCGAGCAATCCCAATTTCTGAACATTCGCGTTCGAGCTGTCCGACCAAAGACGGACGTAGCCGACACCGAATGCCTTATTGAAGGTGGCGCGGTCAAAATAGAACAGTCCGTTGAGGCCCATATCCGGTCCCCATGAATTTTGAATGACGATATAAGGAATGCCATTGATCGTAGTGAATCCGGCAATCTTAATGGCGTGTCCGCCCAAGACGCTATGGAACGTCGGCGTGATGATTCCCTGATTCGTGGAATCCCAATCGCCGTACCAAATGACGAATCCCTGAACCGGACTATTTTGCTGAACGATGGCTGTCCGCACGGAATCAAAGAGGTCCATGCCGTTGTTCGGCGTGATGGAAAACGTAGCCGAAGCGCGATCCGTCGGCAACGGCTGTCCCACGGGAACCCAGCCGATCTCAACGCCGACTTCCATGCAAGTATCGGGACTGGTGCCGTTTTGCGTGATCGGTGCGCCGTCATATTGGCATTCCTCCTGCCAGTATGAGTTGGGATCATAATTTTTATTCTTCATCGAACCACGGGTTGCACACGCGGAGTATGCCGTGCAAGCCGGGGTACTGCCCTGATTCAAGATAGCGTTCACGAACAAAAGCTCCGCCGGAATCGCAGTAGCCCCATAGGTCGGAAAACTTTTATGGTAAGAAAGGTGATGGCGCGAATGGCCCCACACCGGAATCTTCACATTAAATTTTCGTTCGTCGTGAATCTTGTTCATTGCAATTTTATTTTTAGCTTATCCCGAATCATACGCAACTGATAATCATGGTCTTTGATGAGATCGCCGAGCTTTTGGTTGCTTTCCACCATCTGTTCGAGCAACCGATCCGAGTGCGAAAGCCGGGCATCGGTTATTTTTTGGTTTCGGGTAAATATGTACGCCACCAAACCGCAAACAATGGCTATCAGCGCCACTACGATTGAAGTCATTACGTCTGCGGTGTTCATTCCTTTATTATCGCAAATAGGTATTGATTTCTGTCCTATCCTGCAAGAAGAATCATTTGAATTGAAAAATACCGTTTATAAATTGGAATATCCCATTGACGAATCTAGCGACGGGTGTGCCGCTATATAATCCCGAAGGCGGTGGGGCGTTATCATAGAACGTAACGATGCCTCCGATATTCACGCGTGCGGCGGCAATCGTCATTTTGCCCGTTTGAGCACCCGTCGAGGAAATTATCTTGCTTTGCATCGCGGATTGGCGAGCGGCGACCGAAATCTGGGTAAGGTTGGAGTATCCCGTACCGAGTGAAAATGCTGACGCGGTGCTAGCATGTTCACATCCGCCAATAACCACTTCGTTTGCTTGGGTTGTTACCCCCGTCGTACCCATAGCGCACGTCGTTGATGCCGTCGCCGTGGTAGTGGTAGACATCTTGTCGAGCGTAGCCGTTCCCGTGAACCCCGTAAATTGCTGGACAACGCCCGCGAAGTTTTCTGCGGAAGCGTTGAACGTAACCGTAATGACATCGTTGGAACCTGCGTTTGTAACGACGGCATACCACACCCCCATATTTTGGGTTCCTGCCACATTTGCAAATTCAAAATTGGGGACTTCGGTGAAGGTGTTGGCAAGGGTGTCGGTTACGTTCGATACCGCAGGAATCGCCAATGAACCGCCGTCGCCCATCGCAAAAAGCACAATGAGGTCTTTGGCGGAAACGGATGATAATTTGCCGAAACTGACCGGAGATGCACCGCTTTGCGTCGAAGTGCCTGCCACGAAGGAAATGGCGGCATGGGCTTTCGGCATATTGTAAACCCCGAAAAGCACTATTGTAAACAAGAGTGTCAACCAGAGCTTTTTCATTAGTTCGGGAATTGGAAGTAACAGCTTGGCGCCCCCGACGACGATGAGGTGGCGAGGTGAAGTTGGATAGAGGACGATACTTCATACGACTCCCATACGGTGAGCGTCGAAGAAACGACCCATCCGATGCATCCCGGGCTGAACGGAAGTGATGAACTGCCGATCACCATAATTGAAGATGTCTGATTTCCTTGAAACAGCGAATTTCCCGCGACGATCAATGCGCCCGTAGGAGGGGTTGATGTACCAATGCTAGCCGTGGTGGATGCCTGTAAGCGCGATGCCGATATAGTCGCCGTACTCGTCGTATTGCCGAGAGCGCTGAATGCAAATGTCGCCGCTTGGTTAATTTGCGGGGCGGCATCGGAGCGCATGAATGTATTTGCCGATCCGTTCGTTGCGGAGGTGCCGACCGAGGCCGTTGGATTTGCGCCAGTAGAGGTTGAAAGACCGAGCGTGGAAGTGGCAGGAGCGGTGATGGTGCAGGTTGATCCGGTGCAATTTGCTTGTATTGGCCCAGAGGTGGCGATTGTGATGGCAGGCCCCGTCGCGGTACCCCCTGCAATAATGGTATTTGTCGCAACGAGAGACGTGGGAAGCCCAAGACTACTGGTTGTTATCGCAATAACGGTTCCCGTAGAAGAAAGAAACGCGACACCGCCAGTGCTGGATGCGAAGGTAACGGTACCGCTTACCGTGATTCCCTGACCGAATTTTTGTTGAGCTGTCCATACCGTCGATGAGCCAGCGGCGACAAAGCCTGCGCCATTTAAAAGTTGATTGTCGTTGGTTGGGATCGTCGTCGATGGATTGTTGACCGAGGTGCTTGATGCGAGAAAATCGGTAAGCGGCCGGAATGCCGCAGTTCCTAGCGCGGTCGAGGTGTTCGTTCCCCCATTCGCCGTTGGTAAAATACCCGTGAATGAAAAACTTGTCGTCGTTCCGTTTTGCGTACTCGTAATGTTTCCCGTTCCCACGGCGGCGACCGTTCCCGTTGCACCATTCAAGGTAGACACCCAATTCCCCGTGAATTGCGTTATGGCAAGCGAATGAAGGACTGCGGTGATTGCCGTTCCTGTCGCATTGGAAAAATCTATCCCACCAGACGCCGAATTATTTGAAAGGGATTGCACCACCGTCGAGGTTCCCGAAATCGTGTTGCTATTTACGAAATATACGAAACCCGAAGCAGGCGACGACGTTGCGACACCACCGCCTCCACTTCCACCCGGGCATGTTTCAAGAAAATAATAAGGAAAGGTTGATGTCGAAATATAGCAAAGGCCCGGACTGTCGGTTGAAGATGCCTCGACCAAAACTCCGTTTATATCTTGAAATTGAGCGATGCGATTTGCGGTAAGGGCGCTCGTATCAAAACCCTGATAAAACTGACCGTCGTTCGTCGAAGAACCCAATGATGAAATCCAAATAACACCGTTTTGTGTGCTGTTTGCATCACCGGCATCAAGAATAATAGAACCATCGTTTGGGTCTGTACCACCCGGGAAAGAAGATATACTTCCACCATGAAACGCGTAGCCACCACTATCACCTCCCGAAAGCTGGAAACCACCACCACCAAGAAGGAAAAACTCGGAAGGGTCATCCATACCATTCGGGTCGCCATAGATGAAGAAATTGCCAAATCCGCTAGGGGTAGCGAAGCCCGGAGCCATAAAATCGCCCGTACCACTACTATAATAGTAGGAAGGCGAAAATATGAAATGTCCATTGCCATCGCTGAATTGTACGGAGCCATCGGTACCCGTTGCCGAGGCAGAAGGAGTAGAAGTGGAAAACCCCGCCAAAATAAGGTCGTGTATGATGGTTGAGGTGTTTACCGAAATCGTACCTGATGCCGTAATGGTTGCGGGAGAAAGTGAAATCGCATGGCCACCAGAGATGAGGAATACGGTCCCCGAAGAAGACCCGCCACTACCGCAATTTCCCGAATTATTGATAAGCACCGACGATCCGTTGGTTCCGATACAGGGGACATTCGCACCGAGTTCGGGAATCGCAACCTGCGTGGACGTTGCCCGCGTCGTGATCGTCGAGGTCGCGCTGTAATACCACGGATTGAGCGATGGAACAGTATCGGCGTGGGTATTTTCAATAATCCCGCCTGCGATGGCGAGGATGAAAAGCCCTATGAAAAGCGGTGTATATTTTCCCTTCATGGTTTTGATACGGGAAGTTTTAAGAAATCTCTGACATGCGCCGGTATATTCGACTTCGGCGGCTGTTCCGTCGTGATCTCGTTCGCGGGAATGGTAGAGATGGCTTTCGATATATGGGTTGCGATTTTATCAAGCTCCGCCTTGCGGTTCTTGTTCTCGCCGTCAATGAGCGACTTGAAATGCTTTTCGATAAGTGCCATCATGTCGGCATGGAACTTCGTGTGGTCGGTCTTGCTTGATTCCGCACCGATATTGAGGAGCTTCATCAGGTCCGTAACGGCGGCGCTTACCGTTTCCGAGATCATTTTTTGGTGGCTCACCGTCGAAGCCGATAAATTCATGGTGAACTCGCCGAGCATCGCCCGAAAACCGGCCAAAAGATCAGCGACTTGCTGATCTTTCTTTGCCGACATATCGGAGATAAATTTTTCGTTGCGGGCATAGCCGTCCTGCAACGCCCGAAGTGGATTGCCTACCTGATCGAACATTCCGCCCATCACTTTGTACATGATGCCTTCAATGTCGTCCTCGGTAATCTCCCTCCGTTCCTTTTTCTTTTTCAGGAAGCCCAATTCTTCCTGAATGAGTTTGCGAATGGCCTTGTAATCTATATCCATGCCGCCGCCATTCGGACCGAGCGCGGGAACGTATCGCTGTTGAACAAGATAGGTTCGCTCGGTCGTGGAGTATTGCTGTGAAACCTGCGTATAGGCGGAATCGGTGTACACGGTCGTCACGATGGAGATATAGAAACCCATCATGCCCGGATTACCCAACACCTGCCAAACGCCGGTGAATTTCTGATTGCCCTGATTCGCCAAATTTACAGTCGCAATAACGCTATTATTCTGCACGTTATAAATAACGGCTTGGACGTAATAGGTGCTTGGATCGCCCGCCCAATCAAGCTGACGGACGATGGTAAATTGTTCGAGAGGGTTCAGTTGCATTTTAATTCGTGGTATAGCTCACCGTCGCGTTGGACGATGAAGCCGATCCGATGCAACCGATAGGTCCGGTGAACATCGGCGATCCGTTCATCGAGAAATCGCCCGCCGTCTGCATATAGTGACCCGTGCCAACGGTAAGCGTCGAGAGTTGGCCGACATAGGTGCCGGTCGCCGACGTATCCGTAATGTCGAAGTAATTGCGGATGCCGTTGAAGGCAATCACCTGCGTCGCCGGGTATCCGGTATTCGCGGTAAGAGTAATCCCAAGTTGGCTCGTCGCACTTACATTCACGAATGCGCCCCATACCGTCGAGGTCATGTTGATCTGCACGGTGTTTCCGTTCGTCGAAGTGCTAACCGAAATTTTGAGGGTCGAAGAAGGAATAAGGGGCAAGAGCGTATTCGCAAGGGAAAGCGCCGTGGTCGTGGCCGAAGCCGCCGTGGTCGTCACATTGGTCGTGCCAATGGTAATCGTCCACGCGGTCGTTCCGGTCGCGCTCGATACGGAGCTTGAAGACGGACCAAATACAATGTTCGATGCCGCGAACTGTCCGCACGTCGAGCTACCAATGGTTTCCGTCGGGAACAAGAGCGGCGATCCCGAATCTGCTTTCGTGGATTTCGTCGGCACATTTCCGAAGAAAAGCGCAATGAGCGAAATCGCTACCGACATGAAGATTAAGAATTTATATTTTGTTTTCATTTTCGTGATTATTGGTTTATATAGCTACCTTTCATTGGGTGCTTATCGCTCGCCGCCTTTTAGTGACGGCGAGAGTAAGCATCCTACTTCACAAGGCACACCCGCGCCGTACCGGTGGCAAGATCAAGCGCCGAACCTCCCGTATTGTAGAGATTCAACGTTGCTGATGCCGCTCCGTTTACGTCGCAAGCGAAATCTGCGGCGGTGGATGTCGCGGACGTAAGCGATCCCTCGCACAAGCTACCCAAGACGGCTCCCGGTAATGTAATTATCGTTGAGGTCGTCGAGGTCGCTGATCCGTAAGGACCGATTGATGCCGGATTCCACGTCGCCGTGGCGCAATTCGCCGAATAAGTGAGAGAGCCGCCCACGGTCGTACTCGCAAGCGTTGTGACGCCATTGGTATCAATCGAGAACTGACCCTGCCCGCCTACCTTGATTCCACCCGTAAAATAGAACAGGTCGTTTTGGACTTGTGTTCCGAAGGTGGTCTGGTTGAACGCCGCTTGCAACCCAACCCCCAAGAGGAACACAACCACCGACACTATGACCGAGATCAAAATGACTTTGGCTGTGTCCATTGGATTAGTTGAATTGGTTGATAGGCGTACCACCGGCACCGAACGAACTGCAATCCACCTGAACGTCAATGATTTGGAACGACTGGTCGTAGAAAACCTTGACGCCGTACAAATCCCACGTTACGAGATCGCGGGCCACCTGACCTGAAACCGGGTTCAAGAACAGGTGCGGCTTCGCCTGCATGAGCAAGCTGACCGACTTGGAGGTGGCAAAGAGGTTGTGCTGTTTCTGCTGTTTGCTGACCCATCCATTGCTAGATGAAGTGAGCGTAGCCGCAACCGGCACAACTCCGCCGCCGTTGATCTGAATGTCCACCGTGGTCGAGCTAACGACCGCCGCCGTGGTGTTGTAAAGCAACTTCTGTTGCCACACCGTGAGGGACGACTGCGTGAAAGCGTAATAGCTTGCCGAAGTCGTGTAAGGATCATTCAACGCCGCCGCAACCGCCGCCGCCGTAAGAGCGGCCGTACCCTGCACCAAGATATTTCCGGGCGTGGTACCGAGCGATCCGGTGACAAAGGTGAACGTAAGGGCCTGTGAAGTACCCTTCACGGTCACACCGTTCAAGAGGGTGAAGACATCACCATTGGACGGGTTCACCGAAAGTCCGAGCTGACCTTCCCACATCAATTGGTTTGACACGAAAAGGTTGTAACCCATGAACTTTCCAACGTGACCGTTTCGGCTGATTTCATCACCAAGCAACGAGGTCTTGCCGCCGATGAACTGCAAGAGATAGTTGTAAAGCTGTGGCGAGATAGCCGCCGCAAGCATGTCGGAAATTGTTTCCAATTTGACATCCTTCGGAAGCGTCTTGTTCGGGTCATAAACCACGTTCAAGAGTTGGAATTGCTGAATACCGGCCGTGAAAACCGACATGATATTCTGCACTCCGACGGTAAAGGCGTTTCCCGCCGTACCGACGCCCGGATTGATAACGGAATCATCAATCACGGAGGCCGCGTTGACGGCCATTGCGCCCAAAATGTTCGCGTCCACCTGCAACCACAAAGCATTGGCGGCTTTCGTGGTGTATTTCAACTGCGTCGGCAAGTGGTCTTGGAGTTTCTGCCACTCAACGATTTGGATGGACGTTTCCTCCTTGATGTTCACGGTACCCGTATCAAGAGTGTTCGTGAAGCTCTGAACCGAGTAGGAGCCGTTGGCGCCCATCTGGTTCACTACCAAGTCGGAGGCGTACTCACGGTTGAACGTCGCGCCTTCGCGCACTCCCGGCGAATATTTTTCGTCGGCGAACGCACGGAAGACCGGCTGTTTATACCGCGTGTACTCGTACTTGGTGTCCCACACCTGCATCAAACTGTAAGTGTTAGCCACAAGAGTAAACGTTTATTTACGCTACGAGGTCAAAGATTATTCCACGGAACTTCCGTCGGGATTGTTGATGTTCCAACCGCTTCTCTGATCCTCCGCTCGCGCCTCCTTCTCCATTTGAGCATGACGCTTTTCAAGCTCTTTTGGAGTGAGATTTCGCGCCGGAGTTTTCGATCCACGGCGGTTCTCGCCTCCCTCGTTTCGTCCTCGGACCGGGGAACCTTGTTCAAAGGTGTGGGTCCGCGACTTACGAAAGATTTGATCGAAGATGTCTTTGTTTTTAAAGAAGACATAATCGAATTCCTTATCCGCAAACTTCGGAGCGTGTGAGAGGCGATCCATCGCCCTTCTCGCCATTCGGAGTTGTCGCGGGGTCGCATTGGGGTAATGCCTCGGCAAATCATCCGAGAAACTATCCCATTCTTCGTTGAAGATTTGTTGATCTCGCAACTGCGCTACGGTCGTTTGAAGCTCACTCAACTCCTTGGGCGGCTTCTGTCCTTTTTGCACCAAATTTATCACTCGGCGCAATTGGGCTTCGGCGGTTTGAAGAATCTGCTTCTTCTGTTCCTCCGTTTCCTTGCCCGTGAACACAACCATCGCGGCGGCCTCGGCACGAATATCCTCATCGCTGATAGCAGGTTTGGCATTTGCCGCTTCCTCGTATTCTTTCAGCTTGGATTGTGCGCTGGCTAATTCGCCTTCGATTTCCTTACGGCGGCGCCTTTCGGCGGCCTCACGTCCCCTAATCCGTGCAAACTTCTTTGGGGAAATACCTCTGCGGGAACGACCCCGATCTGACTCATCGTCGTCGTCCTCATCGGCTCCGTCGCCGTCGTCTTCATCGTCGTCTTCGGAATCATCTTCCTCGTCGTCGTCAAAGAGATCGTCGTCGTCGCCTTCATTTGAATCCTCATCGTCTTCAAGTTCGTCGTCCTCGTCTTCGATAAGGTCCTGCGGATCATCCATCCCCATCTCAATCCGCTCTTTTTCAATTTCGTCCATTGGTAATGGGCAAACTGTCTTAATTTATACCCGGCCTGACAGGGCCGAAGCGTTTTTACAAGGACCGCTACCTTCCGCAACATTTTTCCGTGCCTTGCGGGGCCACGCGTTTTTATAAGGAGGTTTGCGCGCCTCCATCACAAGATTATTCCTTGGCGCCGTCTTTCAACTTCGCCGGGCCTACTTCGGTTGAGGCGGGTTTCCCTGCCGATGCCTTTTCAGCTTTGGTCTTTGCGGCACCAACCGCTTTCGCGGCCGAACCATCAAGGCCAACTACCTTCGTCACATTGCCCGCATGGGTCGTGGCGTATTCGGCCGCAACCTTTTTGTAATCCTTACCATGTCCCGTGACCGGCTCATTGCCGTCGGTAAAGATGCGGGTCATTCCATGACCGGGTACCGACTTCTTGTGATAGACGACTACTTGGTTTTTAGCCATTTAGCGTTTCAAAAGAGTTCGTTTTTTGCGGGCGCTCGACATACGCCGCTTCATATCAGAATTATGTTTCTTTTCCATAGCTTTGCCCTTCTTCGTGATCTTGTTGCCCTTCATGGCGCCCATATTATTCATGGTGCCGTAAATGTATGCCTTTGCCCGTTTACCGGACAATCCTTTTTTCTTCGCGCCTGACGCCAATTTGTCTTCAAGGAATTTAGGCATGTTATTTTTTCGCCAATAATTTCTTTGCGGCGGACATCATCGCATCGTTGGAAATGCCGGTCTTCGTAGAATTGGCGTTGCCCTGCGCGGCCTTCGGGATCATGCCGGTTGAAGCCGTTGAAGGAGATTTGCGCTGTGCCGCATTCTTGGTGGTCGTGCCGCCACGCTGTAAAAGCTGTTTCGGAGCGGGCTTTTTCACGCTCTTGCTTTGAGTACCGCGAGGAACGCGCTTCGTCCCGGCCCGTTGATTGATCTTACGGCCCAAATTCGGGTCGTAATGCGACATATCGCCCATATCTGCTTCGGAGTAATTTTTAGTAGCCATTGGACTTTTTAGATTTACGCGGTACGCGCTTACCGCCGGTGATTTTTCGGATTTTAGACGACACGGATTTCTTTTTTGGTGCCTTCTTGTCCATGAATTTATTATGTCAAATCGTCCTCATCATCTGTTCCGGGTTTATCCTTGAAAACATCGGCTTCAAAATCAATCTGTTTCTCCACGCCCTCCAAGAAATCGCTGTATCCGAAAATGCTGATCTGCACGTCCAAGATGTCCCGCTCGATAAAGAGCAGTTGGCGGGCATTCTCGCTCAATTTGCGGTTCGTGCCGAGTTCGCGGTTGATCGCCTCGCGCCGCGCTTGAAGCATACCGGCCATCTCAACGATCTTCGGAAGACGATAAAAGGATTCCTCGTTTTCCTCGGCCCATGCGATCTGCTTCTCCCAAAAATCCATCGTGGACTGCATTGAAGCATCCCAGTCCGCCGATTCTCGAAGCTGACGCAATTTTTCTTTTACCACTAAAAGTTCAGCCATGTTATTGCATATTTACTTTCGGTAATGCGGCGTTCACCGGCGGCCGCGCCTGCGGACCTCCGGGACCGACGCGAGCGGGCTGACCTCCGCCCTGCCCTTGATCCTGTCCTTGGCCCTGATCGCCGCCCTGACCCTGCTGTGCCTGCGCCGCTTTCAAGCGGAGCGCCAACTGCGCCATGTTCTCGGCAACGGTCTGCGAGTGATCGCGCACATATTTCACGAATTTCATGGAAAGCCCCTTCTTCATAAGCTCAACGTGATGCTGTTGCTCGAAATCCAAAATGCGGCGTTGGAACGTGACGGTGGCCGCCCAATAATGCTCCGGCTCTTTGTCCTTCAACAGTTCCTTGATCGCGTGATCGGCGTGAGCAAACTGCGCCTGCTCGCCGCCCATGCCGCGCAAGTCCATCGCTTCTTCGATTTCCTCCTTTTCCCAACCGCCAACGTCGGACAATAAATGTTCCAAGCGCCATTCGGGATTGGTCCGGGCGGAAAGGATCGGGTCTTTGCCGATCTCTTGAAGCGATGAAATCTTTTGCTGTTTCCGCAACGCGTCTTCCTGATTCTGTTGCTTCGTGCTGATGATTTGAATATCATCCTTCGTAACATCAATCTCCTTCAATTCTTCCTTGAAGCGATAACCGAGTTCGGGACCGAGCATATCAATCGCCTCGGCTTCGCTCAAATTCTCTTTGAGGCCGTCAATGTAGCGGAGCATGAGTTCGCCCCACGCTTCGGTGTAGGAATGACTGCGATAATCAACGCGCTTCGCCAACTGCTGAATCTGCGCGAAGATAATATTATTCGTGGCCGAACTGCCGCCCTTCTTCGGCTGTGGAATATTCTGATCCGATCCAACCTGCTCGCTCGTAAATGCCGTGAGCCAATTCACAAGGTCCACGGTGCCGGTGATCTCCGGGGTGCTGATCGTATAGACGCCCTCCGCGATCTTGCGGGTACCGCCAAACGTGTTCACCGGAACCAAGGTGTCGGGGCGATACTGCGCCTCATCGAGCTTCGCCACATTCGTAATCATCTCGCGGTCGTAGTACCGGCCGTTCAAATTCCGCTTGGCGCGGTTCGTAAGGTCTTGGTTGAACAACGTCACGATGGAATCAGCGATAGGATAGAGAATATCGGCCAAGATCGAGGTTCCCCAAAAATTCTGATCGTCCTCGTCGGTAGAGTACGACACCCACGGATACAAACCGCTCGGCTGAATTTCGGTGAGCGGGCAAAAACGAATCCATGTCTGCGTCCACGGATCGAACAAAAGGTAATAGCGTTCGCCGTTCATCGTCAAAACCCATTCGCACAAATTGAACGTGACTTCGCCCACATAGTTATTATTTTCAGGATCAATGTTGAGCGCCTTGTAATGCGCCGACATTTCCTCGTTGAACTGCGACGCCTTTTCCATATAGTCCTTGTCCTTCGAGCGCTCAACAAGAAGTTTCACCGCATCGCGGTCGTAGCCGAGCTTCTTGATGCCATCAACCAATTCCTTCTTCGTCTTCATCACGCCCTCAACACCGGCAAAGAGATGGTTTTCAAGAATGCCCGCGCCGGTCGGTAAGGCGCCCTGACAATGGAACAAAAACGGGTTCTCGGTCTTCAAAATGGATTTGTACGGACCCTCGGTTGAGAAAATCTTATGGATACCCCGCGACGTAGCGACCGCATATTTGCGGGCCTGCCGGTCTTTATAGTCCCACCGGGCCGTCGGCAACAGCGACTTCCGTTCGATCTCGAACATCGCATTGATGCCCTTCACCGCCATCAGGTTCTTGCCGGGATTATTTTTAACCTTCACCTGCAACGGATCATCCATGTCCGCCGTGAGCTTATCGTAAAAGCCCTTCAAAACGGGAAGCGGCACGTTGAATAACGTGCGCGATTTCTGTTTCACCTTTCCGAGCAACATCATCTCCGCCTCGTTGATCTTCTTGAACCGAATACGCTTCAATTCGGTGGAATCGTGGAGTTGAAGCAATGCCTTTTGTAATGCTTTTTTGGCGAGTTGTTTTGTCGCTTCCATTGTTTAAATCATATCAATTGATCGGCCTTATCTGTTCCGTGGGATTGGCACGTCACGCACTTGCTAAACGACTTCCACCCGTCGTGGAGGCGCCGACGGAAGGCCCATAAATATTTATAACGCCCGCATGACGGGCATTGCCTCACATCGAGCCGGTGGAACATAAATGGATCACGGGGCGCATGGCACCACGGGCAAACTGCAAGCTCTATGTTCATCATTTTCACCCGCTCCCATTGTGAATCAGGGACCGAATACGTCCGTTGGCAATCCTCGTTTTGGCACACAATGGTAATGGTCTGATTGGCCTTCATGTTTTAAGGAATGGGTCTTCGTCAAACATATCGAATAAATCTTCACTATCGCCTTTTTGACCGAAGCCCGATCCCTCAAACGCCGACTGCCCTTCGTATTTTGGCTGTCGGTACTCTGTCGTATTTTGCTCTGTCACTTTGGCTAACGACCTCATGGCCCACGCGAGCGCACATGCCTTCAAAAGATCAAAGTGGCGCGTTACCAAGCCCTGAACGTCGCGCATGTCGTTATTCGTGAATTCACGCATCTCATCGAGCAAGCGCTTATCGAACACGATCAATTCCCCGTTCTCCACGGCCGTCTTCAACTCCGACATGATCGAATACTTGTTGCCCTCGGTCGTGCGCCATCCCAATTTCTTCGTGAGAACCTTTTGAACCTTATCCTGTTCCTCGCGCCGATAAATATTTTGATGCTTATAAACATTCTTCAATGCGGCGAGCGTGGCAAAGCCGGTATTGTTCACCTCCGGGCAAACAAGACATTCGCCGTAGAGATAGCCCTGACGCTTCAACTCATGCCCGAACAAATCAGCCGAGATCATGTTGCTCGCATACGTCGCCACCACGCGGTTCGGCGTCGTTGAGAAATCTATAATCACCGACGCATTGGCATCGCCACCCTCGCCCTCTGCCGTATCAGCGCCAATCGCGTATCGGTGCGAGGGATTGAAGGCGTACCACACTTTGAGGCCGCCGTTATCCTGTTTTTCGGCCATCACATTCCGCAAGAGCCGATCAATCGTCGGGCGATCAAAGACAAGCTCGCCGGTCGCCGCCGGATCGTTCATCATTTCCGGCTCATACTTTTCTTTCAAAAACCGCTTCTTGTCTTCAAGCGATATGACGGGACGATGGCGCCGCGAGGGGTCCGCGTTGATCCGCGCCGCTTCTTCGTCGGTGTGAACATATTTGTCTTTCCACGCAATCTCGCCGGTAATGCGATCAACCACCGGAACATCGCGCACCACGCCCTTCGGATCGGCCGCAACGCGATCCCTGATATGGCGCATCACGCCCGCATCGCTGATATAGTTGCCGCAATATAATATGCACCCCGTGGGGCCAAGGCCGCGCTTTACCTCGTCAACGTGGTCTATGATCTGCTTTGTGCGGGCCGATGAACGAATGGTCTTATTGTTCTCCAAGTCGTCCATGATATAGGCATCGGGACGATAGTTGTTGTAAATACGGCCGCGAGGACTGATGCCGATTGAAAATGCCTCAACCTTGATGTCGTTCGTCGTAATAAATTCGCCCAACCGCTTCAATTGCTTCTTTTCGCGGTCATGGCGTTCTTCGATATAAAGCTCACCGAAATCTTTGCGGAGCTTGGTGTTGGTCTGCAACCAAAGCGTGAGATCGAACAATGACTGCTCGGCGATCTTCTTATCCCAACTGTCAAAATTGATGTAATGCTTTTGCGCCGTGGCGATCCACCATGCGGCCAACATCTTCGCGTTGGTCGTTTTCGTTGATTCAGCAAAGCCGATCCACACGGCCTCACGCAAATAGCCGTCGGTCAAATTCTCGCCATCCTGCCAAAACTCGCCGACATAGCCGGGGAATTTGTACGTCATACCGGCGCCGAAATAGTAGGCGATGAACAGGCCCAAACTATTCCGCATCATCTCAATTCTTTTTTCTCGGTTTGCGAGCGCGGCTTCTTTGAGGGCTAACTGTATTTCCGTTTGCATCCCCATTGGTTAATTGGCGCATTCTTGGTTTATATCCGACGAGCGGGAATTCATCGAACGCCCGATCCATAGCTTCGGCAAGCTCGGCCTTTTCTTCGTCTGAAAGTGGCTGATTGATAAGAGGTCTGAAAGAACGTTTGTCGCCAAAGAGCTTATTCATCAACACCATCAAAATCTCATCCTTCCCCAACACGACAGCACGATACAAAATATATTCGCCCAAAAAGAATTTGCCGCCCTTGATCCGCTCAACGATCTTTTCCGGGTCCAACTCCATATTGAGCAAATCATCCAAAAATCGTTCGGTGAATTGCTGACGGATAAATTCTATGCCTGAACCCGGACGGCCGGTGCCGCTTCCATCGTGTCCTTCTGCGAATTTGTTTCCACGCGGTGCGCCCATGTAGTTATCTTCAAAAAACCCTGAATTTATTAAGGGTATATAGAGCAAAGTTTTTGACCGGAACTACGGTATCGTTATGCCGTCTTTCCCGATCTCAAAGCATCCTAAATACTTACGCCCGCAATATACTTCACCTTTTCTCACCAAGAAGCCATCAACCACGTTCGGCCTGATCTCGATCATGCTATTGGCAACCTTCTCCATAGCGGCGATCTCCCGTGGGTTCGGGATTGCCTGCATCAAGAACGGAGGGAAATTGCTATGCGCGAGATTATCCATCGCCGCGTTCATAACGCGATATAATGCTTCCTGATTGGGGATCATATCAGGCAATTCCAAGAGGGGATTTACCGACAACCCGAATTTCTTGGCTTCTTCAAGCTCTGCAAGCTCGGTCTTCTTGAATTCATCCCATGTGATGCGTGGTTCCTCGTTCATAAGAGTTCAAGCCCTTCGGCATTTTTATTTTTGGCGTGTTTCGCCATCGCACCAATCATCTGAATGATCTCGATAAGCTCACGAACCGAATAGGATTCAATCGGCTGACCCTTCCAATAGCCGTACTTGGACTTCTTGGCCTTCGGATCAACCGGCGCCTCGGTGAAATAGGGACGATCCTGCCACGTCTTCGCAAGGTTCATCCATGCCCGCTCCATGACGGATTTCATGTAGATCGGATCGAGGAACGACTGCTTGGTGCCGCCCCA